ATGGCTTCCGCCACGGATGTCGGAGGTTTGGCAGAAGGTATGTCCGAAGTTGCGACGAATGCAAATTTAGCGGGTAAAGTAGATGCCCGACCATATGGCGACATATGGGCTATTTTTACAAATAGTAGTTATTACCCAAATCGGTTAAAACCTGACTGGGCTATCGTAGCCTAAAAGATAAGACCGAGATAACTGATAAATTTCATAACTATAAAGAAAGACGGTGATAGTTATGATTATTGATAAACAAATTGAAATAATGACATCTGGAAAAGCTATAAAATACTATCAAAATTTAGGATATAAATGTGGTTATAGAACAAAAATTCTTGTCTCACAATTAGATATCCCGAAAGGTAGTATGCAAAAAGTTGAAGTAAAATGCGATTATTGTGGAAAACATTTTTACGCAAAAAGACAAGATTTGAATCGTGGGACTGTAAACAAGCACGCATGTAAAGCTTGTGCTTCACTAAAAGCAAAAGAAGCTAATATACTTAAATACGGCACCTCTTCTTATATGGGAACACAAGAAGGTAAGGAACGATATAAGAAAACCTGTCTTAAGAAATATGGCGTTGGAAATGTTATGCAAAATAAAGAAGTGCAGCAAAATCAAATTAAGACTATAAAAGATAAGTACGGTGTTGATAATGTATTTCAAAATGAAAATATTAAACAAAAAATTAAAGAAACATGTTTAACAAAATATGGCGTTGATAATCCTCAAAAATCAAAACAAATAAGAACAAAAACAGAAAATACTTGTTTGCGAAGATATGGGGTGCGTACACCATTACAATCAGAAAAAGTTAAACAAAAAATTCAAAATACAAATATGCAAAAATATGGGGCTTATTACCCTCTGCAAAATGAAGAAATTAAACAAAAGCAAATTCAAACCGTATTAGATAAATATGGCGTTGAAAATATTATGCAATCTAAAGAACATATGGAAAATGCCTTAAAAAAGACAAAACAGACATCTGTTAAATTGTATGGTGTTTATCCTGCATCAAAGTCAGAAAATGTAAAACATAAAATTAAAACAGCTTTTGTTTCTTCTCATAATGTAGAAGATGTTCCTGCAAGTAAAAATCAAATTCATTTATGTAATTTATATCATGGAATCTTAAATTTTCCAACTAAATATTATTTTCTGGATATTTTATTAGAGGATAATATTTATTGCGAGTATGATGGATCTGGACATAATTTAAATGTAATCTTTGGACACTTGACACAAGAAGAATTTGACAGAAAAGAAATTATTCGTTATAAAACATTAAAATCTTCTGGCTTAAAAATGTTTAAGATTACACATAAAGGAAAGAAGCTTCCAAATGATGAAAAATTATTACATATTAAACAATTAGCAACTCAGCTATTATCAAATACAGATAATAACTGGGTTGTTTTTGATATTGATAATGATTTATTTATTTTGAAAAACTATGAAATTAAATATGATGAAAATTTATCAGTATTGTAACGACTGTTCGGGTAGCTGTCTCTATGAGACAAATATACAGTCTGAACTATATAGAAATGTATAGAGAGGCGGTCAGTAGTAACCAGACTACTTTAAGAAGAACCGCCTCCGCCACATTGTACCTTTGATGTGGTCTGTAGCGTAGAGCAAACGTGAAAGTAACAGCTTGGTCAGCATGGACAAATTGCTCGGTTATTTAGCAACTATCGGAGAAACAACTCAGGAAGGTATGAGTTCAGTCGGAACTGGTTTGAACGCCATTTTCTCCCGTATGGGAAATATCAAACTAGCACGACTTAAAGATTATCAAAATAATGGCGAAGACCTAGACATTTGGGGCGCAGTGGCATAATACATAAACCACTGTGGCAATTCTTTCTTATGATCATATGAATTTTCATATGTGCTTAGAAGCCGAGGGAACGGTTAATAGGGAGGAAGGATATATCTATATCCGCCTTGAACGACTGAGCGAAAGAAGGTCATTTCGATGACTATGCGACAGTCTGAACACACTTCTATATTTCCCATAATTCCTTAAGAAGTGGAGTTGCGGTCAAGTGTAAAGACACTTTTGGAAGTACCGCAACCGCTTCTATGTAATGAGTTTCTTCTTATTATATAGAAGTCATATTGTCTCATTCTACAGGACAAAGTAACAGCTTGGAGTGATGTAGAAACTGTCTTAAAAGGTGAAGGAATTAACCTAAGAGACAAACAAGACACATTTAGAAATTTCGGTGATGTGCTCGATGAAGTCGCTGGTAAATGGACTAACTATAGTGATGTATCAAAACGTGCGATTGCAAAAGCTCTCGCTGGCACAAATCACATGGAAGAAGTGCTCGTATTATTGGGCAATTACAGTAAAGCTCAAGAATATGAAAAAGTATCAGAAAATTCTGCTGGATCTACAGATAAAAAATATGAAGTTTATGAAAACAGTCTACAAGGTAAAACTGAAGATCTGAAAAATTCATTTCAATCTCTCTCAACAACATTTGCTGATAAAAACCTTCTTGGTGGAGGAATTACTTTACTATCAAATGTTCTTAATGTAGTTAATAAATTAGTAAGTAGTTTTGGATTATTGCAAACTGCTGCCGCTGGCTTTGCCAGCATTAAACTTTTTAAAAACCTAGGTTGACCCTATCTCAAAATCATTAGGGTGACAGTGAGCCTACTATATATAAGGAAGAAACAGAAATGGTGTTTCGAACAAATATATAGGATACGGGGTTTTAAAATACACGTATCAGGAGTAATTGCTGGAACGAAAAAGAATATCGAAACTGAAACGGAATTGGCAACAATAGACGGAATAGTTTAAGAATTTGATATTCATATCGTATTATACGATTGTATCTAATCAGCCGCACACATTCTTACCGTATAGGAAGATATCGGTAAACTGCCATATAAGAAACGTGCTTCGGGATAAGGCACAGCAGCTAAGATGTTTTAATAAGAATGGATGTTCAGAGACTACCGATCCTGACAGATAATGGCGACCTTATGATCATTGTCTGGTAATGTATAGCCCAAAAGTGTAAATTAATGTCGATGTTTTACCTGCTATCATCGTTTGCGTACAGAGATATTTTATCTCTAAGCAGGGAACTTAAAATTCAAATTTTATTTAAAAATCCGTCGTCAGAAATCCTTATTTTGTAAGGATTTTAGAAGATTGGTGATTTTATAGATTGTATTAATTTTTGTACCAGAATATCAGCAACTGCTAGGGTATGATAGTTAATATAATGAACTTTTTTGGTAATGAGAACGACTCATGACCGTTCTTTATTATATTGAGTAGTGGACAGGCAGAGTAATTAACTGCCGAGCGGAACTTCATTTTCTCCTCAACTTTCATACGCATCCACTGCTCTACTCTATTTAAACTGTTAATGTGAGAAAGTTGAGAGAACTGGAGAAAAAATATTATGATCAACACTAAAGATAATTTAGAAATTATGGAATTCGTAAACGATAACAATGGAATGTCTGTCAGAACAATTTTAAACCCAGACGGTAGCGTGTCAATGAATGCTGAAGATACAGCTGTTGGATTTGGATGGACTAGAATAAAACATGGAAAAGAGTATGTAAAATGGGATAGATTAAATTCTTACATTAAGGATATTGGATTTTCCCCACTTGTGGGGAAAGATGATTTTATCCCAGAAACACTATTTTATCTTTTGGGAATGAAAGCATCTAATGATAAAGCAAAAGAATTTCAAATGTGGCTTGCCAAAGATGTTATTCCATCCATCAGAAAACATGGGGCGTTCATTGCCGATTCTCCAAATGTAGATATTGATTATGTAAAGAATGAGATTAAATTTAGTACAAAATGTACTATTAAGACTTTTAGAAACGCAGATGTTTCGGAAATTAAATTATTGTATTCTGAATTCAAAAGTTATGTTGATGAGGAATTCAAATATGAATCTGTTAAAAGAATATCTCGTTATAAGTCAGTCGAGAAAGGATTGCAACAGTTACATGATCGTTTAGCATCCGAAGATATTTCTAATGTTGGAGATTGTTATAATATTAGAAAATTAAAAGAACAGGTTATTTTAGATCGTACTACTCTTGAAAAAAGAGTGAGCGGTGGACAAAAAGCATATATGTCAAAACGAATTGACGATCTTGAAAAGCAAATTGGTTGAATGTCGAATGCATTTGTGATATGATAAATATACATAAATTGAATATATAATCAAGAAGTTATTTGAGGTGGTAAAATTCGTTGCAACCATGCACCATATGGGTTAAAAGAGATGTAGGAGAGGCGACGCCTACCAAATAACTTCTTTTTTATTGCAGAAAAAAACCGCCTGACCTGGTAAGTAAGCGGTTATTATTAAACGTATAAATTATCAGGCGAACCGTTATCGGTAACACCTTTTTCTATTATCAGAATATCATTGGAATCTTGAAATGTCAATATGTAATTTTATGCAATATCGTAAAAAATAAATATCCATAACAAAAAACAGTCTATCAGAAACCACTTACGGCAACTAACAGACTGTAGATCCTTTGGAAATGCAATGACGAACTTGGAAGATAACTCGTTGCATTTCTTGTAAACTTAACCATATAGCTTGACGACAAATAAGTTATATGGAATATTTTCATATGAATACAGAGATATTATTTTGTCAATAATTTGTTGTAATAAGTTGATTTATTGCGTAAATAGAATTAATAAATACTATTCTATTGATTTCCTACTATTTTTCTACTATAATGTATATAGAAATTAATAATTTATAGGCATCAAAAGATAGAAAAAGGAGGGATTAATATGAAAGAAAGTTATAAAAAACTAGATAGGAATATATTGCAAAATAAAAAACGTCGTATTATATCTAGTAATGAAGCACTGAAAGATATTGTTCCTATCAAATGGTCTGACGATGTAATTAACGGAAGAAAAAAAGTAACAATAGGTAGGTAAATATTATCATGTGCTGTGTTGGAGATATTATTTTAGTAGACAAGTATAAACATAATGGTAAGCAAATAAACAAACATTCTTTTGTTGTTGTAGACGACGATGGCGGAGAAATTCAAGGATATTCTTATGATTTGATTTGTAACGTATTATCGTCCTTTAAAAACGAAGACCATAAAAAGCATAAGTTATCATATCCTGGTAATTTCCCAATATCACATGATGATACTGAAACAAATCCGCATAATGACAAAGATGGATATGTTAAAGCCGAACAGTTATATTATTTTGATAAGAATAAAATTTCATATAAAGTAATTGGACAAATGAATCAAGATGTATTCAATGAATTTATGGAATTTTTCAATTTGCTCGATGTTGATATTTTGGAAATTATAGATAATCTTGAGTAACTACATATAAGTAAAAAGAGAGTGCAAATAACACTCTCTTTTATTATGTACAAAATTATTTAGGTGTCGCTCCACTTGCTAGTGCTTCTATTGCTATTTTACTCGCAACATTGGCAATAATCAAAAAAGATGTACTTGTAAGATGCTCTCCAACAAATTTTTTGGCTTTCTTCCAGACTGTATCATCTTTAATATTGTCCAAAAATTCGTGACCTTTAAACGATAATGAATCCACTTCAACTTGTCTAAAATTCAATGTTTCTGGAGTCATTGTAGCAATGACCATATCTTCAAAATATAATTGAGCAACTACATATCTAATTTCATCTTCTGTATATCGTGACGATAATTTTTTATCATGTGTAATTTCATAGAAAACACGAGAATGGATAGATCGATTCCCTCTATCATCGTCTTCATAAATACAATTTTCTTCAATGTAAATCATTACATCTCTAATACAATCATGATTTAATTTCATAAATTTATACTCCTTTCAGAAAGTAGGTGATTTGATGCAAACTATAACAATTCGACAAAGAACTCGCAAACAAGGTTTGAACTTTAGTCATCCCGAACAAGAACTTCCTTATATTATTGAGATTGATGGGAAGCCATTAGAAAATGTTCGTAAGTTTGAACTCACATTAGAAAATGCCATGGTAGATGGACATCTCGATATTGATAATGTCGCAACATACTCCGTAACACATTATGGAATGACATACGATGATCTCAATAAAGGATACGGTATACCTATTGAAAGTAAATAGTTCTTCCTCTCTTCTTACCATTTATACCCACAGTTGTTGCATTTGTAAATATTTCTTGCATTAGAACTTAAGAAACCAATCGCAAGGAATCCTACCGATTTCCTAGTCATGCTAATCTTCTCAATCTAATTATTGTCTTCTTCCATTTTAATTACTTCTGCTGTATAATAAATTATAACTATTAATTTATATATACAAAGGAGAGTATAATTATGAGTAGACAAGTAACAGACAAAGACGGAAATGTACATATTATTGAAACAAACAGTCAACAGATAAATAGTATGACAAACCAAGAACGAATGTTGGATAAAATTATTCAACACCAACAAACTCAGAATAACAATAAGTCAAAGGAGTGATAATTTATCAAAGAACTTAGTTTAATAATTGAAGCTGTGCCAAATATATTACAATATTACATACCAGGTGCATGTTTCTTATTCGTATTTCAGCTAACAATTTCTAAGAAACTTTCAGGATTTGCATTTAATGTTGGAAGTTGTATTATTAGTTATGTGTCGTTAGCAACAATCGCCTTATTACGATTAAATATCTTAAAACATTTAAAAGATACATCTTGGATCAATAATGGGATTTCTATTATTTTATGTATTATAGTAGCATTATTATTATCTCTTGTGTTATCTAATGACAATGTTAAGAATTGGATTGCTGATCAATTTCATATCACAACGAACAACAATGTTCTTGATGATGTGTTTGATTACACAAATGGTAGCTGTGTAATTGCTCGTCTAAAAGACAAAGATTATTTCTTTATGGGCAACTTACGGTTAACAGATGAAGGAAAAGACAAACAGTATATTGTGTTGAATGCTTTCACAAAATTTTCGCAAAACGGTAGTGTGCTGGCTACTTATGCAGGAGCTGAAGGGCAGGAAAATGCGAATATCGTTTTGAAGATTAGTGATATTGATTATCTTGAAGTATATAATAACGGCTTTGAAGATATTGTAGCTGTGTAAAGAGAGAGAGAGGATTGAGAGTCCTCTCTTCTTACCATTTATATTTACATTTATTACACTGATACGTTTTACCAACATTGGAACTTAGAATACCTAATGTTAAACCACCCAATATACGTGAACCTGATTTAATTCTTTTAATATCTGTACTTTTACAATTTGGGCAATGAGGCAGCGCTTCTTGTTGCTTTGCAATTTGCTCATTTCTTTGATTAATTTTTTCTTGATATTTTGGATTTGTAAGTGTTCCATAACCTCCTTCAGTCCACGGTAAGAAATTACCTTCTTTAATTTCTTGTAATATGCAGTATGCTGCGCTCGCTGAAATTTCAGCAGAATTTGCTATAGCATCTATACTAATTTGATCATCTACACCAGTTTCTATATTTGATAGTATTTCAGAGATGTCATAAACCTCGTGATTAATATTAATACTTTGGTCTGCCTTATATAATTCGTTGATTATATCCCATGTTGGACAACCACAATTTGGACAATGATCAGCTTTAACAGAAAATTCTTTACCGCATTCAGTACATTTTATCAAACTCATTCTTCATACTCCTTTTATAAACTTATTTAATTTGATTATATCATTATAAATATTGAAACGCAATCAATAGACCTATAACACTTTTGTCATTTAAAGAATTAGGTAATTTCGTTAATCAAGTTAAAAGTTTAAAAAAACTAAACCCATCTGATCTTAACATGCAAAATGAATTGTATAAAAACTTCGTAAATTCTTTTGCAAATTCAGGTTTAAACGCAAGTCAAGTTTACGATAAAATCTTAAAAAACGGCGGAGACTATTCACTAGCAGAAAACATTCTGCAATCAATTGGACTCTCTGACAAAGTGGAAGATATCAATAAACAACAAGCGTATGACGAGATTCAAAAACGAAAGAAAAAAATATCTTCTTCTAATAAAGTAGACACCCCTGATCTCTCTAAAGTTTCATCAGAAGCCCAAGCTACAAAAAAATCCCTCTCAGATCTTGGACAGGTCAATCTTGATAATGTAAATTCGAGCGCATCTAAACTTGGAGAAACATTTAGAACTGGTGTAACAAACGGTGTTGAAAAAGCCAAATCTGGCATTAAATCATTAGGATCAAACATAAAATCTGTGTTATCTGGTCTTGGTGCAACACTTAAATCCTATCTTCCTCTTCTAGCTGTGCTTGCTGCATTTGAAGGAATTAAAGCAATTCATTCTAACATGCAGAGTCAACGTAAAGATGAATTGAACGCAGGTCAGAAAAATCTTGATAAATACAATAAGAAGATTGATAAAAATAATAACAAGGTTAAGCAGGCTAAGAAATTACAGGAAGAATTCAATACTTTATCTTCTGGTGTTGACTCTAATACGAATGAAAATATTGGATTGTCAACAAGTCAATATGAGAGATATTTAGCAATCAAAAAAGAATTAGTGAAGTTAAATGGTGACCTTGTTACTGGATATAATTCAGAGGGCGAAGCCTTAATCAATAACAACACTGCTATTCAAGATACGATTGACAAATATCAAAAATTAGCAGATCAAAGCAAGAAAGATATTGCTAGTAAAAAGAATGTAAGTATCCAGAATGATTCTATGGCATTAAAGGCACAGAAATCATTATACGGAAGTACATTCGCTGATGAAAGTCTTGGCACAAACTTAAAACGTTCTTTACCATATACTTTTAGATCTGCAAAAAATCTCGCTAAAGACGGATTAACCGTAAACGAAGCGTCTGTTAGACAATCTCTGTATTCTAATGCAGATTTTCAGAAACAGGCTGCTAAAATTCTTGGCAAAGATAAGATTGACGTAAGTAAATTAACATCTAAACAAATTCAAGAGCTTGCTAATAATTCAGACACTTTTAATTCTGAAGGATTTATCGGAAAGAATGACACAAAGAATCTCAAGAAATTATTGGAAGCCTCAAAGACAAATTACGATCAATTACAGAAATATTCTGATAGTTTTAGAAAAAACACTTTATCTAATATCTCTCAGGCAGTTGATGGGTATGATAAATTAGATCAGACAACAAAAACATTTGCATCTAACTTTATTTCAAATATGGATATTGATCCATCTAAAATGTTAGACACAGATTATCTTGATAAACAAGAAAAGACTGTTGAAAATCTTACTAAAAAGCTTACTCAGAACAAAGACGTACACGACCAAATCAAAGACTTCCAGAAAACACAAGCTAATGGTAAAATGAACGCCAATAAATGGCAACAAAATGTCAATGATCAGTTTACTGCGTTACAAAAATCTACTGGTATTGATAAAGACACTTTGGCATTAACTCTTGGTATCAAGCTTGATGACAAAGATAACGTCTTATCATCTACTGGTAAAGATATTGCCAAAATGCAGGAAACATTAAATGACACATTCAAGAATCAAGATATCTCTAAGTTTACAGATTCTTTGAACTTAAATGACTTGTCAAACGCATTTGATATTGTTACAGATAAGACAAATATATTTACTGGTTCGGTAGATCAGTTGAAAGAACGTCTGAAAATGTTAAATAGTTCTGCTGCTTCTGCTTCTTATACCGTAGAAGGATATAAAGCAGCACTTAATACAGATGATGATGATTCTGCTTATAATACTCTTGTTTCTGGAATGAAGCAAACTAAAGAAGAGTATGATCAAGGTAAAGTTGGTACGGATCAGTTCAAAACATTTGCAGGAATGATGTCACCAACTGGCAAAACGGATGCAAAGAACTTTAAAGAGAATTATGATAATCTGAAGAAATATTTTACAGAAGATAATTCTGGTGTATACACTTTCTTTGATGATCTGAAAACAAAAACAAATGACTCTGGTAAAGCTCTGGCTGACTTTGATAAGAAAACTCAGAAATGGAAAATCAATATTGATTCTACTGCTTCTGCTGCCAAGAAATTTGGTATTGGCGTGGAACCATTTGAAGCTTTACTTAATAATCTGAAAACATATGGATTTGATGTCAATTTCAGCTCTCTTACAAAACAGTATGAAGAAGCTCAAAACAAACTTGATGGTTGGGCTGAAACATGGCAGAAAAATGGTGGAACCGCAGGGGACGCAGAAGGACAGCGTATTGAGGCTTGGCGTCAACAAATTGATCAAGCAAAAGAAGCTGGTAAGGAAATTCCTGATACGTGGACAAAGGTTATTGATTTTGAGGTCAATATTTCTTCCCTGCAATCACAAATTAAAGAAGCCAAAGATGAATATAAAGCTGCACAGTTAAATGGAGATACAGAAGCTCAACAGAAATCTATCGACAAACAGTTGACAGCATCTGCAAATATTCAAGCTAAATTGACAGGTGGCGAAGATGTTGGTAAATCTGGATTAACTAAAGGTATTAAAATACCTGTTGAAATCGAGACAAAAGCCAATGGCATTCAAAATGAAATTCAAAATCTTGTACAACAATACCAATCTGCTTCTGGGCAAGACAAAATCAAACTAGGATTAAAAGTCGAAGCAAAGCGTGAAGAGTTGTTAAAAGAATTACAACCATATCTTGATCCTGAGACACTTAAAATTCTTGGCGATAATTCTGATGCTAAAAAGAAAGCAAAAGAAACTAAATCTGAAGCAGATAAAGTTCCAAAAGAAAAGAAGACTACATATACTGCTGATGCTTCTGGTGCTAAGAAAGGTGCAGAGGAAGCACAAAAAGCGGTGAACAGTGTTGAAGATGAGCATGTAACGCAAATTAAGGCACAATATGGTATTGGTAAAAACGGTAAAGTTTCTCAAAAATCTACAAGCAATATGGTCAAGAATAATTACCTTGGTAATGCGATTGATCAAACTGGACGAGGAGCATATACCGCCCCTAAACAAACAAGTGCTTCAAGTGGTAAAACTAGCAAACAAAGCAAGTCTGACACCACTTCAAGTAAATCAGATACTACTACTGTTAAAGTAAATGTTAAAGGTAATGCTAAAAAGACCATTGACTCTATCAAGAAATCTTTATCTAGCATGAAATCCAAAAGCATTTCTATTAAGGTTAAGGGAAATGCAAAGAAAACCATTTCTTCTATCTCTAAATCTCTCAAGAAATTAAAATCTAAGAGTATTTCTATTAAAGCAAAAGGCAATGCGTCTTCTGTTATTAAAAAGATTGCCAGTGCTTTAAAGAAACTGAAAAACAAGAAAATTACTGTCAAAGTAAAAGATAGTGCTTCATCTAAAATTAGTAGCATTAAAGGAAAACTAAATGCATTAGGTAAGATGCATCCAACTCCAAAAGTTACTATCAATACAAGTGGATTACCAGCCGTTGAAGCTGCAAAATCAGCAATCAATGGCTTACATGATAAATCTGTTAATGTATCTGTAAATTATAGCCAGAGTGGCAAACCAAGTGGTGTAAATGGCGCACATGGTATTGGTTTAGCACATGGATCAATGGTTTGGTCAAAAGCATTTTCTCAAGGAACGATTTCAAATCTGACAGATTTTGATGATTGGAACGGAAATGCGTTTGCGCATGGTTCAGTAAGAAAATTATCATCTCGTGCATTAGCAAGTGGCAATCTTGGAGCAGATTATTCTGGAACAACACTTACATCCGAATTGGGACCTGAGCTACTTGTCCGTGGAAACCGCTGGACTTTACTTGGCGAAAATGGCGCACAGTTTACAAATATTAAACGTGGAGATATAGTTTTTAATCATCAGCAGACAGCGGATTTACTTTCAAAAGGATCTACAAATAGTCGTGCTTCTATTAAAGGCGGTATGTCAGCATTTGCTCATGGTACTGCTTTTGCTTCTGGACATCGTGTTACTGGTAGTGGTGCGTTCCAAGGTGGTGCTGCTTCTGGATATAAAAAACATTCATCAGGTTCTTCTTCTACCAAAAAGCATACAGAATCCACTAAAAAGAATACGGAAGCAACGAAAAAGAATACGGATTCTAAGAAGAAAGACAGCAAAGCTACAGATAAGAGTACAAAGAAAAAGTCAAAATTTGCAACATTGCTTGACAATATGGGTAAACAATTTGACTTTATTGCAATTGCGATTGATCGAGCTGCTACTGCTACAGAAAAATTTGCTAATATGATCAATGATTATGTGAAACCAGAGGTTAAGCAAATCGCACTTTGGAATCAATATAAATCAACTGGCAAAGAAATTTCTGTAAATCAGCAAGCAGCTAAGAAATATAAATCTGAGGCAAGTTCATTTGCAAGTAAGGCAATTAAGACAGTTCCTAAGACAAAGAACAGTGCTAAGAAGAAGAATCAGAAACGATTACGGACATACTTTGAACGTGTGCGTAACGGTAGTATGAATATCAATACTATCAAGAATGATAACATGCGTTCTGCTGTGGAGTCCTATCAGAATTTATGGGAGAATTACATTAAATGCAATTCTGCTGCTCAACAGTTAAAGAATACTCAACGTGATTTATTCAATCAATGGTTGAATATGCCTACTGAAAAGGCACAGAAAGCAATTGAAAACTTACAAAACTCCTATGATACATTATCTAATCGTTCTTCTGCTGCATCTACGGGAGAGTCTGGTGTTGCACGATTAGTTCAAACTTCAAACGATCAGTTATCCGAAGCACAATCTAATGTTTCTTCTGCAAAATCTACTCAGAGTCGTGCCTCTTCTGCTAATAAAACAGCACAAAAGAAGGTTTCAAAAGCGACAAAGAGTCAGAAATCTAAGGCGAAGTCTGCTACAAAAGCAGTTAGTAAGTCTGGATTATCTAAGAAAAAGAAAGCATCTCTTAACAAGAGTATTAAAGCAGGTAAGACAATTTCTACTAAGGGACTCAAAGGGTCTGCGAAGAAAAAAGCTACTGCTTATAATAAAGCGGTTAAGAGTACGAAATCTGCAAAATCTTCTGCTGCCAAGACAAGTGCAAATCTGTCTAGTGCCAATAGTGCATTATACGATGCACAAGTATATCTTAAGAATGTGCAAGATTCTCAAGCAATTGCGAGTAATTATGCAGGTCAGCCTGCTTATGTATATCAGAATGACGTGTTGAACAGACAGGTCAATAATAAGAAAGAACAGTATGAAAATAGTCAAACTGCTGTAAGAGAAGCTAGTAAGAATCAAGCTAAATATCAGAAAGAACGTGAAAATGCACAAGCTAATAAGAATAAAGCAGATAGTGCAGTTAAAACCAAGGGTAATAGTATTCTTAGTGGTAAGAAAGCTAAGAAGTTATCTAATTCCCAGAAAAACGCAATTAAGTCTGGAAAAAAGGTTTCTTTAAAAGGAATTAAAGATAAGACTTTATTAAAACAGCTTAAAGCATATAATGTACAAGTCAAAAAAGCAAAAGACGCTTCTAATAAATTAGCACAGGCTAAGCAAAATGAAGCGGATGCTACAAATGCTTTAGCAACTGCAAATAAAAATGCGAATGATGCTGCTGCGGATTGGGCTGCTGAACAGACAAATGCTGCTGTGCAATCTCAGGCTAATATTAAAGCGTATTATGATGCGAAAGCTAATATGGAAGCCACAAATAGTAGCAATGCTTCTTCTGCTGCGAAGTTGAAACAAGCCAAAGGTCAGGACCTTGATGCTTCAGATTATCAGAATCAGATGGATGCTAATGAGAGACAAGCACAGATTATTGATGAAGAAGCTGCAAAAATGCAAGAGAATCTGAACAATAAACTGAACGATGGTTCTATTAAATATGGTTCTCAAGAATGGATGCAGATGCAAAACGAAATCAACGCTTGTAAAGGTAGCGCAGATGATTTAAGAACTTCTAACGAAGAACTTAAAAATAGTATGCGTGACGATATTTATTATCGTGGCTTTGAACGTGCTATTAAAGCGGCTCAGAATTTACAAAATTCACTTACAACAATATCTTCTTTGATTGATGAAGATGCAATGTTTGATGATGACGGAAATCTGACTGATTATGGTACTGCTGCCATTGCAACAAATATTGCTAATGTCAAATCTGAAAAAGAAGAATTGAATCAATTGATGCAAGAACGTGCCAAAATGGCTGAGCATCGTGATGAATATTCTGACACAGAATGGGCTGACGCAATTCAAAAGAGCGATCAAGATATTGCGGACGCAGTTAAGAGTATTAAGTCTGCCGAAGATAGTGTGACAACTATTCTGAAGAATAACGCAAAGCAGAAATTGGATGCGATTAACAAAACTATTTCAGCATATTCTGAGGCTATAAAAAAATCTAATGACTATTATACATATGACAAGCAATTGAAATCCTCTAACAAGGATATTCAGATACTAAAATCACAGATAAATGCACTTAATGGGGTAAATGCTTGCCCCTTTCTATTTAACTGCTGGAATCTCCTAAAGACAATTAAACTAAAACGTAAGAATGAAATATATCTAAGCGTGAATGTTATGAAAATAGAAAAAATTAATTGTATGACCATATGGTGCAAACCTAAGTGGTCTTTTTTAATGCAATAAATTAAAAAGAAATGGACAATCAGCAGCCAAGCCTCGAATAGAGGAAGGTTCAACGACTATCCCCATTTTGGGCGGTGAAATTCCGCAATAGGAGTAGGGCTTAAGCAAGTGGGTGAGAATCCCTTAAATCGAAAAGGTAGAACTATTTATGAAACAAAAAAATATAAGGAGGAATACTATATTTTTAACAAAGAGCAATTAATTAAAACAACTTGGAATAATTTTACAAAGAAATATTATACTGGTCTTGGTTACCAATTTACTAAAATTGGAGATGAATTTTTTGTAAAAGCAAAAGATTTAAAACAAAACGCAATGGTTTACATCACTGGTATCTGCGATTATTGTGGTCAAGAAAAACAAATTCTAATGCGTGATTATACAAGGTCTACTAAAAATCAAACTGTACCATTTACATGTGGAAATAATTTATGTACTCAGAAAAAATTGAACGATATGTATGGTAAAGAGCGTAAGCAAGAACAAATTCAATATTATTATGATTTTTGTAAAAAAAACAATTATACACCTCTTTCAAATGTCGATGATTATGTGAATGCAAGAACTAAATTAAAATATATTTGTCCAATACATGGGGAACAACAAATTTGCGTAAACGATATTAAGATCGGTCATGC